CACCTCGATAGAGCCGGTGGTCAGCTTGTTGGTACAAATCACTTCGGGGGTATCGAGGGTGATTTTTTTGCTGGCGGTCACGGTGACGGACGGGCAAGTCACCACCACTGACGCCGAGGCGGTCACATCCGCGCTTTTAATGCCGCTCACGGTGAGTTTGCCGGTATCCGGCTCGTACTCAATGACCGCGCCGTCAGGAAACTCGACGCGCCAGCCATCGGCAGACGCCGACGGGGCGGGAAAGTCATCACAGTAAATGCCAGTCAGCACAAAGGCGGTATCAAGCTCGCCGCCGACGGCCAGCAATAACACCTGCTCCCCCACCGACGGAGCCCACCAGTCACGCGAACGGCCAGCGCGACGCGCCAGCCAGTTAATCCAACCGGTTTGTATTTCGCCGGTTTGGACGCGGCACAGGGCTCCATCGGTATCGACTTCGGACACGACACCGGTGCGGATAAGGTTGCGCAGTAGGCGCGAGATTTCGGATAGTTGGGATTGTGTGCTCATACAAGAAAGGATGCCGCCGAGGGGGTTCGGCGGCAATGTGAGCCCGTAGGTTAGGGACTCAGACAACAGTCATTCGCTAAGGAATGCGGTGACGACCTCCTCAACGATGTGCTTATCCCCTGCACTAAACCCCAACAGCGGGCGCGCATCATATTTCACTTCACGACTAAAGCGGTTCGGCTTGTCGCTTAAGCCCTCTTGATGTATCCGCACCATACGCTGAACACGTCCGACAAACTCCACCACAGCGGCATCGCTTGAGCCTTGCGCTTTCATAAAGCGATTGGTACGCAGCTTGGCGAACATCTGGCGCTTTACGCGGCCTCGTTTGCTGCTGGCCGGTTGCGGTTTTCGGCTGGCGTAGGGCGTGCCGTCGGGCGCTTTCTGTTGCTTAATGTGCTGTTGCTGACTGGTGCGCAAGCGCTTCGCCACTTCGACCGCAATTTTACGACGTTGTACCGGTGTCAGATTGCCAATCAGCCCCGCGAGCCTGTCCTCAAACTGTTTGAGCTCACTCATCCCACTGACTCACTAGCTCGCCGTTGATATAGAGCTCCATGGGGCGCTCAACCGGCTGCGGGATAGGTGGCTCGACGAGGTGCTTCACGTGAAGCGCCCTATCTACCTGCTTGACGATAACGCGCTCGGTGAGGCGCAGGCTAAAACTGATATCGATACTGTCGTGATTATTCAGGTCAGCAAAGTAGGTGAAGCCGTTCCGCTTGCCCTCGTCAGTGGTCATGATATCCGGCTGGTTTTCGCGTAACCATGCGTTAATCGGCACGATGAGCAAATCCAGATCGCCAGAATAATCGGTTATGGTCACATTGAGCGTATACAGATTTTCATGCGATAGCGTCGCGGCCAGCGTGGTCGCAATCGTCCCGTTATCTACAAACAGGCGCAACATATCGGGATTTTTACGCAACACCGGCGCGGCTTTCTCAAGCGCTTCGCGCAGACTCTTGGGCTTTAACATCGTGTGACTCCTGGCACTGTTTCACGGTTTCCACCTGTAGCGCACAGCTCACCAGTGCGCGCTCTAATTGGCGGTTATCTTCACTCAAATCGCCGTTAGTTTTCGGCAGGCTTGCCGGTATCGGGCAGCTCGTCACCTTCGGACAGCCAACGTAAATAAGCGTCGGGGGTGTCAAAGGTGGGACGGGTGTGCAGCCTTGCAATATCATCAGGCAAAGCAGACTGATACCAATCGCGCAGCGCTTTATTTTCATTGAGTAGCCTCGTTATTTTTTGGTCTTTGCCGGTGGCGAGCTGCTGCGCGTGGCTAAGTTGCTGACGCAATACCACCTGAGCGCGTTCGCTGCGGTCGGCGTTATCGCGCACCACGTTGAGCTGATTGTTTAAGGTGGCGAGGTTATTTTTTTGCGTAGTGATGGTTTGGGTGGCATCGCTGAGCGCTTGCCCTAGCTCGCGATTCTCACGCGTTAACCACCACAGACCAGTGACGGCCACTATCAGTAAGATAATCAGCGTTTTCATTGGGCAAGTGTTCCCCCAGCCGCACGATAAACCTCGACCAGTTTGTCGAGTCGGTGCTCTCGCTGGCCGTAACCGGCACCCGGCAATGACGCCCAAATATTGCGGCACTTGTCGATCGCTTGCTCAACATCACCGCGCTCGATATCCGCAAGGCTTCGCTGCTCGGTCAGCAATTGCACCGCGAGGCGGTCTTGTGACGACGGGCTAAAGTCAGGCAGTGAAAGCAACGCTTTATAGTGCGGCCAGTAGCGATAAAGCTGCTGATACCGCCCCGAGGCGGTCGAGCGCTCCCCGCGTCGGTTAAAGGTTTTCGCTGGGCGACCGTGCGAAAACGGGTGATCGCTGTAGTCGGTGAAAATCTCCGGCTTGCCATCGATCCCCGTCACCACCACGTCATAACCCTGATTACGCGTGAGTGGATGGGTCGCCGTTCCCTCAGAAAACGCCAGCATATCGAGAAACGCGGCGACGTTTGGATGGACTTTAATCACGGCCATTATTTGTCCCCTTTGTCGTTTTTGTTTTCTTTGTTCAGGCGGCGCTGGATAAAGATTTCCACCACCTGATAACCAGCGATCCCTAACGCGGCACCGATGCCGTTCACGGCAGCGCCCGATAAATCAGGGAATTGCACCAGCGCCACACCGGCCACCATCGAGACAAAGCCGCCGAGTAACATGCGGCCTATAAACAGCCGGGGTGTGATGGGCTCGCCACCGGCGAGCACTTTGCCGACCACAATCAGCATGCCGATGAGGAATAGCGTCACCACGCTCTTATCGGTTTCGTTCATGAATTAATCCCATAGGTTGAGAGTCTCCGACGTGGTCGAGGACTCAACGACCGGCAACTCGACAGTGGTGCCATGCGGTAACACCGCACCCAGCTCGGCAAGCCCCGGATTGACCGCAAGCACCGCTTCGACCACGCCCTCGGTGCGCCCGTAATGGCGATAACACAGGGCGTCGAGGGTGTCGCCCTGTGAGGCGGTCACACGCATTAGATTTGTCCAATGATGGATTTAGGCCGACCTTCTAAGCGACTCACCGCCCAGCGTGCATCGCGCCACAGCGTGTCAGCGGTGCTCTCAACGGTGTCGGCTTTCCGGTCGCCTTTGGCGCTGGCGTCATAGCCGCGATAACGCTCGTAGACGCTGGCACTCGCAAAGGCCGACACGGCGCGCAGGTAGTGAAAACACTTTTCGCTTTCACCGTCGATTTTCTCAGCGGGAACATCGATTAAGCGTTTATATCCGGCGGCGATATTGCGCTCCCGAAAGCGGTGTAGTTCGGCGTTGGTTTCAGCAATCCCCATGCGGATCGCTTCACGCAGCCGCTCAGGCGTAACCACATACTCAAGGCGCATGAGCTCACGGATGCGTACCGGGTCGATATCCGGCCAAAAATAGGTATTTTTAATCACCGGTTCGCGCGGTTCAGGCGCAGGAATGACCACCCCTGAGGCGTCGGTATTCTCATCCGACGCAGGGATTATGATTGTCGTCATGACAAATCCTTGTAATGGGTGGGCGGTGGACGCAGAAGCCAATCAGAGCAAGCCTGTTTTCTCTGCGTGCCGCCCGGCGCGGGGCGCGTTCTGTTAGCGGCGAGCGGTTGCACTCGTCGGTTTTCGCGTACTAGCGGCTGATTTAGCCGATGTTTTCGCACGCTTGGCTGTTTTTGGTTTGGCGCGTTCTTTCGGTTTTGGCGCAGGTGCTGTTTCGGTCGCGGGCTCACTGGCGACCTTGATGACGCGCTCTAGTCGCTCAATATCCTTTTTCACACCGGCCAATCGGTCGAGCTGCATGGCGCGTTTTAGGTGCTCTAGCGCTTGGAGCGCCGCGCCCTCATCACGCAGTACCAGCCCGGTGATTTTGTGCAGTTTGGCGCGCACCTTATCCGGCATATCGGCGCTTTCGGTCAGCGCCATTGTATCGAGTAGCAACGACACGGCCACAGGCTCACCGGCAGTACGTAAACGCTCGGCGGCGATAGCCACATCCTCAGCCAGAAAATAACCGGTGGGTCGGTTGAGGTGTGACGGCATAGCGAGGCCATATTTTAGGGCGTAGCGGGCAATCTCCAGCGCTCCGGCAATATCATTAGCGTCGAGTTTCCACACCATGACAGTCATTAATACCGCATCTTGAGCCCCCCGACCTTCGGCCAAAACGCCCGAGACCCATGGCGCGTACTCCGGCAACATGCCGCGCTTAATCTCGGCTTTACGCTCCACAGAGTGCACGCCTTTTAACGTGCGCATATCACCGGCTAAACGCATGAGCACCAGCTCGTATCCGCTGGCGTGGCGCAGCGCGCTGTTTTCGCGCTGCGCCGCCTCCTGTGCCGATACCCGCATCATGTGACGTTGTGCAGGGCTAGCCATGATTATTCCTCGGTCGGCTTATCATCAACCGGCGCGGATGCCTGTTCCGGTGCCGCTGGCGCTTCAAAGGTGCCAACTTTGATATTTTCAATCAGGCACGCGCAGCCGTAATCCTCGACCACAAAGTCGACTTTCAGCGACTCATAGTTTTCGA